GAATGAACTCTTCGAATTGCCGCCCACATAATGTTTCTAACCTGTCGGTGTGTGGTCGCTGTTGTAATTGCTACCGCTGTACCCGCCGCATGGGTTGATAGCCACCAAGCAACTGCTCGCGCCGCTAGGTGAGATTTCCCAGGCGCGTGACAAGCGGGAACTACCGTTCTTTTATTTAATGTTAATGAAGTGAGAATCTCTTTTTGTTTACTCCATAGGGTTTCATTCAACCCTTGCTCAACAAATCCAACTGGGTCGTTCTGCCATCTAGCCCACGGGTTATCTAATTCAGCATCAAGGATTACCAATAAGGCATGACGCTCATCAGGTGTAAGCATTGCGAGCAACTCAGCCTGTTTGTTTGAATCGCTTTCGAGGAACTTATCAAGAAGTCTCTCGGTCATAAGTTAAGCGCTCTTCGTTTTACGGGACTCGAGGACCTTGGCTATCTTCTCTTGTAGTTCTCCCATGGTGACTGTAACTCTAACCTCTGACACAGAATGGCTCAAGACTTCTTGCTTATCGACTCGACCAAAATCTTCAGGGACTTGACGCTCTAACCACCAAGCCGATGCTTTCCAATCTCCTTGACTAGCCGCGCTGGATATAACTGCAACCTTTTTAGCGATTGCCTCCGCTCGCGCCCGTGTGAGAGACTCCAAAAAATTCAAATATATTTTCTCCTCGGGTTTAGGTTTAGCATCAATCAGGGTTGCCAACCTATCTCGCTCTACCATTCCACGGCTCATCCAGTTATAGAAAGTGGACTCAGAGATGTTTACCATCGCTACCGCTTTGTTTACTGGCATACCAAGGACAATGAGATTGATTAACTCCTCGCGTTTAATATCATCAAGGAGAACTGTTGTTCCTTTAGGTCGCCCCTTTGGTTTAGCGGGTTCCTTCTTTGCTACTGCCGTTGCCACTAGAACTCCTGACCTATGTACCAAAATCCTAATTCAACATACCAGTTGTATTTTGAAATAGTGAAGCCGAGAGCGAACCCGCCTGTTCGACCATAGAGCAACCAAGACTTACCTATCTTTTTCTCCATAGGTTTATTCTACCCTCTCAACAACTAGAACAATAGTTATACGCTCGAATGTTATCAACACCAGTTTGGAACTCTTTACCGCAATGGTAACAACTGACAGGCTTTGTTTCAGACTTGCTCTCCAGTTTGGTTATCTCAAATCCTAATAGTTTCATTATTGCTCCTCGGTTGTACACGCTTCAACTGGGATAAATAATAACTCAGCGATGTCTTTCCATCCATAAATAGAATTCGCCCATTCGTTTAAGTCCTCGCTATGAACTCTCATATTGTGGTCACCGACTCGGATGGTGGTTCGACCCACAGGAATATGACCAGGCTTAGATTTACCCCCTGCGAGAATCTCTGCCACTTCTTCAGAACTAAAGCCTGTTCCCCGCAAGCCCGTACTCATAAGAAGTTTGTTCAACTCCTGTGGGTCGTATGTTGCCAAGTCAGAGGTTCGATTATCGACGATGAGGATTTTAATTTCCTCAATCTCATCAACATCAACCCAATGAACGGCAATTTTTTCCCACCCTAACTGAAGCGCACCTTGGTAGGTGTGATTTCCTGAAAGAATATGTTTGGTTGCTTTATTAACTACGATAGGTCGATACTGCCCCATGTGTGTAAGGGACTCAATGATTGCACCGATGTCGCCTTCTCTTGGGTTAAGCGGATGAATCTTAATCTCGTTTATGGGGACTGTCTCTATATCCGTGGCGCTAACTTCAGAGCGCTCACCGCTTGGCTCAGCCTCAACTGGTTGGCGTTCAGGTAATCCCAATCGGGTTTTGATTGCCTTGAGGGCTTTTTGTTTCGTCGGGAACTCTTCGTATAACTGCTCACGCCAAGCCTTGTAGACCGTACTCTCAACCGTAAACCGCCAAGCGCTAACCTTTACTTCAGGGTCGCTAGGTAAAGGCTTAGAACCGCCCACAGGGTCTTTGTCTTGACCATTCATCAGCCTATCTAAAGTCTCAACCTCGGCTTGAGTGAAGCCCGTTCCCTCGAGTTCGGGAAGCGTGGTCAATAGACTCTTGAGTAACGGCTCGTTATATGTTGCAAGGTCGGTCAGGCGATTATCAGCCAACACAATCCTGCGAGCGCTCTCTTCATCTACTTCAATATAAGTTATCTTGATTTTTTTCCAGCCGAGTTTCTTCGCCGCTTTGTAAGTGTGGTTACCAGCCAAGATAAAGTTTGTTCCGTACTGAACAACAATCGGACGGTATTGACCATGGGCTTTGAGTGACTGAGCAATCGCTTCGATGTCACCTCTGCGTGGATTCGTTGGATAACTCTCAAGTGTGTTGAGCGCTACTGAAGCAACTTGTCCAACTTTTATGTTTGCTTTCATTAAGCAATAGGTTTCGCTGGTCGCCCTCGTCTACGAATTAGTTTGCCTTCAGCGTCGTACTCAGGTGTACGAGAAATGTCGTTGCGGATGATTTTGTAAATCAACTGCTCGGATACTCCCATTGCTTCAGCAATTTCACGATAGGTGATGCGCTGTTTACGAAGTCGAAGAATCAACTGCTTACGGCGTTTGCCTAAGTCTTGAATCTGTACCTGATGGGTACGGATAGCATCGGTAAGTAACTTAACCTCGTCAAGTCCTTTGCCGTCTAACTCCGTTGCTTCCATTACTGTACTCATATAACTTCTCCCTCTTCGAACAGGCGTTCGACTGCATCATCAAACTTAACTTTCTTTTGGATGGAGTTTGCCGTTGCAACAAATTCCAATTCAATTTTCATAATAGACTTCTTGTACGCAATTAACATTGCGAGATAAAACGGCAGTATGAAAAAACTAGCAATCGCTAATCCAACTACTGTCCACATTAAATCCCAGTTCATATTGTCCTCTCCTTCTTAACTCCTCGTATGTAAACGACTAAAGAATTTTTATCGTTCTGTGGTGGCAGAAAAATTAACGACTTCACGAACTTTGAAGAATCATCAGGAAGAACTCCCGCGTCTACAAGTCCATCAATCGCCGCTTTCGCTGAGGGATTACACGCCCCTACATCTTGTAAGCGACCACCTTTCTGATGTGGTTCCACCGTAACGGTAATCCACGCCATAGGAGGTATCTTCTCATATTTAGCCAAGAGTTGAAAACCCGCTCGCCAAGCCTTTGTCTGTGCCGCTTGCTCCCACCGATTGCCAGCGCGTTCAGCGTTTGTGAGCCAAGGTCGCTGATTGAACTCAAGACGATAAATCGTCTGCTCGGCTTCATCCATCTGACAGAAACATTCCATGACTTAAGCATGAGGGTTTGTCCTAGTCATGTCCAGTTGGGTTTTCTGTCCGTAGTTGTCGATATTCCACCAAGCACCAGTTTCATCTTGAAATGGAATCTCTTCAGCCGACTCAACCTTTTGAATTAGGTATCCAAGTTCACGGGCTTTGGCTCGATTAGATTCAACCCAACCATGACACCCGCTAGTTCCAGTACCGCAAAGAACAATTAGATTCGCTGGTTCATGAAGCATCTCATTCTTTGAACCGCCCATCATGCGAGGTCGTCGATGATGAACTGACATTGGAAAACCTAAGAAATCTCGATTACATCTTTCGCACTTATAGAAAGCACGGGCTAGGACTGCCCATCTAATTTCTTCAGATACTCGGTTAGGTTTAGACTTTGCCATTGGAGTCTTTCATCTGCGATGGCGTCCAAGCAAGCAGGGCATACCTCTGAGTTCGTTTGAACCGCCACCTGCTGTACCAACCTACAAATGGAAACATCCTCATGCGTCAGGTGCCACCGTTCCATTATCATTTTCCAACGGAGCATCTCCACCTCGGTTCCACTTTTCAAGTAATTCTTTTTTAACTTGTGCTACAAATTCAGGTGAGGCTTTTTTCTTTTCATTCTGCTCATACTCTAAAGACATCAAGCGTCCGCGCTCGCGCTCTCTCGAGTCGGCTAGTCTACGACGCCATTCCCGATTTATGTGTGATGGGGTTATGGCTGTGTCAGAGTTTGAGTAATGCCAAGAAACAATTTTCTTCGCTTCATCCAAAGGCACATCTGTATCAAGGGACTCAGCCCAAGCGCGAACCTTTAACTCATCGACCTGAATTCGTAGGTCATAGATTCCAATAAATCCCAAAAGGATTGCGAGGTCAGAGAGCGTCATTGCGGAACTTCTCTGCCAAGTCGATTGCTCTAATTGCTGATTGTTCATGTTTTGTTTTAACTCCTACTCCTCTGAGAACTAAATCCATTTGACGCATTGACGGAACTGTCCCTATGTAATCTAAAGCCTGTTCAATCTGTTCGGCTGTGTACTCGCGCTTCTCTGCCGCTTGACAGATTGCAAGTAATGAGTGCCACGCACTTTTGCCTAAAGGTTTAACTCTTTGCTTTTCCCACCATTTTCTAGCAACTTGTTCAGAGAGCGGGATAACTGCGATAGCAGTTTCATCGCTCTTTGTTGTAGATAGGACGGATGTATAGGACGGATGGTACGGAGTGGGGTTGGGGAGTTGAACCCCTAGAGTTGGGGAGTTGGGGGTATCTGAGTTGGGGAGTTCTATGTCTCCTAAACTTTGTTCCTCCCCAACAGAGTTGGGTAGTTTCTTCCATATCAACTGATAGACAGTTGCGTTACCTCGGGAGTTTCCCTTAGTAATAATCTTCAAGTGTCCATCGGCAATCATCTCGTTAATAACCTTTCGGACATATTCAACAGAGCATCGACCCTTGGTTGAGAGATTCGATTGAGATGCAAAGAAGCGACCATCATCATGAGAAATATCTGCGAGCGCTAGGTGGATAAGTAGACGGGTTCCGTCGTAGGGCGAATCAGCCCAAACTTTTGTTATCCACCTAATGCTCACAAATTACCTCCACAATGCGGACAACATTTTTTGCGTCCTTGTTTTTCAATGACCCGACCTTGTACACAAAACACATCCACATAAACTTTACAACCGTTACGAGTCTCTTTAAGTCTCGCAATTCGTCCTGTTTTGTGGAGAACGGACAATACACCTGAAGCGGTTCCATGGTGAAGTCCAGTTATCTCAGAGAACTCTTTCCAAGTTAAACCTGCCATCTCTCGTTGAGATAGAAGGTTCAAGGCTTGCG